CCGCCGAAAAAGATGTTTTATTTATCTGAGCAGTATCTAAGATTTTTGTAATTTCTAAATCTGCTTCACTTTGTATTTCTGCAACCGCAACCCTATTAGCCGCCTCATATGCCGCCGTTTGCTCTACGCCCTTGGGGCCGCCCTGAGCCCTCAGAGCTTCAAGAATTGGCTGCGCACCCTCAGTGCGTAAACGGTCTATCCCCCGCTTCTCGGCCTCCTGAGCGGCTGTCTTGTATAAGAAATCAGACATTTGATCAAAAGACCTGGAAATAGTTGTTCCAACGTTTGCCTGTTCTCTGAAACCAGCAAAATCTATGTTTTGAGGTTGTCGAGCCCTAACGCCTAATCTTTGGTATCTTGGAAGCTTCGCCATTTATAATTGTCCAACTCGATAAATACCTGTGCCAATTGTTGTAACTGCGTTAAGCATTCCAGCCCGGCGAGCATTTTGCCCAGCCATTCGATATTGATGCGCTTGCGCAGACGCCTGGCCTTCTGCAAGCAATGCATTATCGGATGCTATATTCTTTTCACGAATGCCCTCAGACATTGCAAATTGCTGCATTAAAGCCGCAGAACCAGATTCTGCCACAACACCCCCAGCCCCGGCTCGAGCAATCGTCGCAGCTAAATTTTCATTTAAATTTTTTAAAACATCGGCGCTTTGCTGCTTATATGCAATTGCCTCAGATCGCCCCTTCATTTCTGCCTGGGCGGCTTGTGCGTTATATTCTGCTTGTCTAGCGGCTCCAGCCCTAGCTCGTCCAATGGCGCTAATTGCGCTTGTTGCAAAAGTTAAGGCTGTTGCGTTTGCTGATGCGAATGCTGCGATTGCTGCCATGTTAAGACCCCACACTCATTTTATATTCTAAACTTAAAACCGTCATAGGTAGTGGATCCGTTTGCGATACAGTAATTTGCCCGGTTGTGGCATATCCTAAAATACCATGATTGGTTTTTAACCCTGTATATTGAGCAATAGGATCACTTTGAGTAATTACAGTGATTGTACTACCCATAGAATTACCATGAACTGTGCAGTAATATTTCAAATTATCTGGAGCATCGTTTGCTACTACTATCGTAACCTTTGCCCCAGCCGACCCAGGCGTTCCCGTTGTCGTTACACCAGTTGTATAGGATTCATCTGCGCTTGTTCTAAATGCAAGGGGATGACCAGAGTTTGTTGAATCTGAAAGATCGAACACATATGTATTGCCGCGAGAAAAGGTTAAGGGAGTACGTTGATTAAAACCACCAACAACAGGGCTAAAAGGAAACCCAAATATACTATTTAAAACTGCAACAGGATAATTAATAGTTGCAGGGGATCTAGCCTCAGTATCAAAGTTTATTGCTCTATTATTTATTTTTAAATTTTCAGATTTATCTAGCAAGGCATCAACTTGAACAATGCGTTTTCTAACACCTTGAAGGCTACCCGATTGCAACACTGGCTCAGTAGGCATTGTTTTTGCCTGGACAGTAAAATCTTTTCCAACTTCATATGAAGCTGTAGAGGCAATAGGAAATTCAGCAACTTCAGCCGTAACTGCTGCAACACCAATTTGTAAAGTAAGTGATCCAGCATTGAATGGTTGTTTAATGCTGCTAATCGTTAAAAATTTATTTGTTGATGTATATGTAACAGTACCCGTAACTAATGTGATTTCTTCACTTTGAGCGCGACCATTAACATCCGTTCCAACAATAGTTATTTTTTCGCCAGAACTGGCGATCATACTATTCCAAACAAAAAATATCTGCCTTGATATACCGCCCATATCAGCTGAGGTTCCATTACATGTAACTTGAGAACCAGCAAAATTACCATCAAAGACAATATCTGAGTTAGCTGAAATTGAACCAGTTGTTTTTAATAAGCTACCTTGATACCCACTTACCGTTTCTGAAGCAATCGTAACATTATTTTGAAAAACGCCATCTTCAACAATTTGAACCGTTTCATCTTCAAGGTGTTGCATTTCAATTTTAATTCCAGCGCCTCCAGATTTAGAAGCATCAAGACTATGATTAGGATTAAACATTTCTAAAAAATACACACTTGATCCGTTTACTGTTCTTTTTGTAATTACAAAAACATTAGAAATCTCAACGGCTACCGCAATAAACTCTCCGCTTGTAACAAACTTACTTGGGGCAATAACATTTTGACCAATTAAAATTGAGTAGACTGCTATAGATCCATCATCACCATTTACAACAAACAAACGATCCGCTTCATCCGTTGACGCAGATCTTCGTATCGCAATATCAACAGGATTTTTTAACAAGTGAGAAGAAAGCAAAGAAACATTTTGTACCTGATATGAATTTGTTTCAGACCCAAATTGGAATCCGTTTATTGTTTTTCCCTGGCGTTGTACAAAAATAGTTGCTCCGTTTAGATCTTCAATCGGGACGCCTGGCTTTGAACCTAATCTAGTTTGCGGCCTGATGAGAAATGAATTTGGGGTGACAGGATCATTGTCTGATTGAATTACAACAAACTCACCGCCTGTTGTGAAGATACGCAAATCACTAGATGCAACAATATTAACAATGCTATTTAGTTGACTTGTATTAATTGTTGCCTCAACACTCTCATCATCTAAACCAGTGCCGACATCAAAATTAAAATAATCAATTACCTTTGATCCCCAAATAGTATTTTGCCTAGATTTGGATCCTCCAAAATATAATCTGCTTTCGTGAAAGGTTGCTGATTGAGGCCAGCCCCTGGTGTTCGACCACACATCCTCATAGCCATGTTCGGATTCCCAATCTCCTGGCACAATTGCACTTGTGTCAAAAAAGGGAACTTCAACAACAGCTTTCATAACTGTGGGCGATACATACTCAACATATCGAGCGCGACCAAATGTGCTTACAACTTGTAAATATTCACCAACAGCTGAAGGCGCGTAAGCCTCAACTTTATATCCTGTGGTATTATCGGGCTGCGTATCCCACGCTGGATAAACCGTAAGAACCTTTGTAGATGCAACATAATCCTCAACGTGGCGAGTTTGCCCGGAACCTGTACCAGATGTTAAAGTAATAAACATTCCATTCGGGTCATCATCAGAGCCAAAGCTAGAAGCTGATTTTAAGGTGATTGTGTCACTGCCGCCAGCCTGGGCAGTACCCGTATCAGTGGTTACGCTAGACGCAGTAATAGTTATATTACCCTGCGTTGCGCTCGGAGTTACGTCAAAATTAGGTTGATGCCTATCAAAGGCATAAGCGTATTGAGGTACGTTTGTAATCGGTAAATTTTCAAGCGTCCAAGATGTGTCGGAGTTTCGGACTAACCGTTTTGTTTGCAAGTCTTCATGGCAAAGAATTAAAGTATCTACTGCCTGGGTATATTCCAACTTATCAAGCATTGCTTCTGTGATCGAACTGGCAACTATATAATCGTTAGTAGTGTTATTTATATTTTGAAGAGCTTTTTTATTTTTAAAAACATAAATTCTACCAACGACAAAAACCAATAAGTAACTATCGTTTATACTAAACTCAAAGGGTATAACTTTAAATTGCGTAAAGCTTGAACCAAAATCATGTATAAATTCCAAACCATCCCGGCGCGTTATTCCGCCCTGTGGTTGGACTGTTACGTTTGTCGCTTCCTCTAGGGCATTTTTGTATTGCTGTAGGTCAGTGCGCCCCCTCAATAGGGGATCAATTTCACCTACGGAAAAGTTTGATTGATACTGAGTTATTCTCATCAGTACCTCACTTGAATAAGAGAAAAGTCCTCAATAACTTGGGTGGCTTGGCCACGGCCATCAATGTTCATTGCCTTACGCATTTCACCACCGCGACCGTTTTCGCCAGGAGATCCAAACGCTAAAGCCCTAAAGTAATCTGCCTTAGTGGCTTGGTCGGTTATTGGAATTGCCAACTCAGCAGCCGTTGCTAATTGTAAAAGTTTTACAAAATATGCCGGGATTTTGTACTCGGGAACAGAGGCTTGATAATCAATATAAACGGTTTCTAAGTTTGTAAATAAATCATCCCCATAAACCTCCCAGCCATATCGGATGGGTGACTGACCTGATGAAGAAGAGTTAAACACAGCAAGAACGCCAGACAACATATCGCTAGGAAGTCGATAAGCGTTCTTCCATTCATTAATAGGAGCAATATTAGCTTTTGTTAATTGACGTTTCTTGATGCTCCACGACCACGGATAACAGCTTAACATACTATCCCTAAGAGGCGGATAAAGACTGTTGCAAGAAACAGAAACATCATCCGTATCTTTAAGGGATGTAATTTTAGAAGCCCCTAAAGATATTAATGCTGCTGAACATATTGAAACGTCACTATCACCAGTTGCCATTATAATCCTCCAGGGAAATGTAAGGGGCCACCTAAGCAGCCCCCTATTTCTTTAGATTACAGCCGTTGTGATAACGCCTGACGTGTTGGTTGCTACAAGCGTTTGACCGCCATTGCTTCCGTATGTGTAGATCCAATCACCAGTAGTGATAAGAGCCTCAACTGCGTTGAAATAACCAGAACCTGCAATAGTTGCCTTAGTGTCTCCAGAAGACTTATAGCTATAAATTGCAGGAGCATTGCCGCTCTTAGAAGCGCCAACGGTTGCCCAGTTTGCTGATGCGAATGCCATTATCTAATCTCCTTACTCGGTACAGCTAATTTTAACGATGCCATCATCGTCAATGGCAACTGATCCAGCTGAGAACATCGAAGAAACGAGGAACGATGTTTTCTCTGGAATATAGTTTACCTCTGATTTCTGAGACATACTTTCAGCATAACCCATGCTATCTTTGTGCCAGGCAAAGCAAGTGCGAGTAGATGGCTTAGGAACGCCGCCTTCATCACGATCACCCATTGTGAGAATATTGAATCCCATGAATGACGATACTTCACCACGAACAAGAGCCTTGACCGTTGCGAAATCACTCGACGTAACAGATGTTTCGCCAAGCAACGCATCAAGCTGTGAGGAGTGCATCAACAGATGCCGCCCTTCAGATGGCACGTTCTTTTGGTTTAATGCCTTAGCAGCCGCACGAAGCTTTTCAATATTCATGTTTGTGCCAGCACCGCCTACTGATGTAGCAACAGTTGATGGGGCAGCGGCAGCATCAAGTGCATCAATGCAAAGCTGATCCATACGGCGAGCAATCGCCTTTGAAACAACTTGCACTAATTCAGTGCGCTCATTGAAATTAACGTGCGATTGATGAAAGATATCGCTGTATTCAGCTGCGATAAAATCTGACATCGTGGCAGTAACCTGGCTATAGGTTACGTTTAATGGAGTTACGTCAGTTTGCGGTACGCGAACCGTTGCAACACCTTTGCCGATTTTTGGAAACTTTACAGTATTCCCTTGCACACCAGTACGGGTGCGCATTGTTCCGCGAAGAATTGCTTCGCCTTGAAATGCCTGTTTAACCTCTTGATCGAAGAGTGTTACAAAGGCTGCGGTGATGTTCTGCGCCATAGCAGAAGCCTCCTATTGAGTTTACAATAAAACGCTTACCGTTAGCCGATGTAGTCGGGCGGTCGCTTGCGCGGGAATGGCCGCGCCACCAGTGGTTTACCACATCAAGGGGCCGCGCAGCGGTTAGCCCTTAGCCCACATATACACACAAGCGACTTATATTGCAACAATATCTAGCTGTTCGCCGCAATCCATTGTTTTTCAATTTTTGTGCGCCATACATCATCCGTTTGCCAACGAGGATCTGCAATAGCCTGGGCAAGATCTGCTTCAGTCATCTCAGGAGTAGCAACAACAGGGGATGTTGGTATTCCCTCATTGGTGTATCCCTGGATGAATTTTGTCATAGCATTAATCGCATCCGCGCTATTTAAGCTATATGCCAGGGCTTCACGCTCTGAGTTTGTAAGAGATGCCTTTGTAATGTGACGCTCGAGGTAGGATATTTTTTCCTGGCCGCGCTCACCAAGCTTTTCCATTTCTTGACGCTGATCATAATCTACGCCTTCCGCATCTTCTTGAGAAAACTCCAAAATCTGCCCGGCAAGTTCCTCAAAAGCTTTTTGAGATACGCCATATTTTTTAGACCATTCTTGATATGCCTGGACGCTTGGATCTTCCGGGTTGAGGCCACGATCAACAAGATCCGCAATTTCGTAATCACCCTCTGGCGCTTTATGCTTTCCAGACTTAAACGCCTTTTCAAGTTCAGAGTAACTTTTTGCAAGCTTTTCAACATCAGGTCCATCTTCATCCCAAAATTTCTGTGGATAATAATCTGGCCTTTCTAATAGCTCATCATCATTATCTTGTTCGACTTCTGCCTCTTCACGAATTTGAATAGGCGTTTCCTCTTGAACCTGTTCTTCTGGCGTTTGAAAATTTACCAGGGGCGCATCAGCTTCTATTGT